TCAACTTTTGTTGGAGCTAAAGTTTATGGCACGACAAATCAGAGCATTTCACATTTTACAACAACTTTGGTAACTTGGGATTCTGAATTTTTTGACACAGACTCAATGCACAGCACCTCATCAAATACTTCAAGATTAACAATACCTGCGGGAAAAACTGGCTACTGGCAAATAACAGCAAGTTTGGGTTACGATGCCAACGCTAATGGTGTTCGGCAAGTTAATTTTTCAAAAAATGGTAGTTATGTTAATGCGGAACAAGTGCAAGCCACAGCAACTTATGGCAACATTGTTGGTTATTCCAATATAATGTATTTGACTGCTGGGGATTATATTGAAGTATCAGCCTTTCAATCTACTGGCGGTAGTTTAAATTTAATTAAAAGTAGTACTGAAAGTTATTTCGCAGCCAACTTTATAGGAGCATAAAATGGACTTATACACACAGATCAAAGAAACTTATCCTGACCTTGATGATGCAGAGTTTGTCTTTGGCAGCATTGAATTGAGAGATGATGGCGATGGTATTCAATACATTTCTAAATGGGAATACTCTCAACCAATTCCAGAGGGCTTAACACTAGGCAAACCCTCAGCATAATCTTGAGGAATTGTGCCGATGAAACCTAAACTATGCGCTGCTGGAGTTCAGTTAAGAGATCAAATTGATACGTGGTTTCCGGATAGGAGTACTAAAAGTCCAGAAGGATGGCTGGGCGATAGCCGTCACTCCGCCAGAAAATCGGATCATAATCCAGACGCAAACGGGTGGGTACGAGCAGTTGATATTAATTCTAGGCTGGAGTCATCCGATAGCCTCGCACCTTATTTGGCTGACCAAATCAGAATCGCAGCCAGAAAAGATAAACGTATATCATACGTCATCTACAACGGGCGAATATGCTCGAAGATATTAAATTGGAAGTGGCGAAAATACAGCGGCATAAATCCGCACAAAAAACATATTCACTGTAGTTTTACCAAGCTAGGTGATACCGACGGAAGGCCGTTTGATATCCCATTAATCGGAGGGAAAATATGAAGATCAGCAAAAAACAAAAGGCGATACTAAAGTCATACGCACGTGGCGTATTGGTATCATTCTTAACATTCTTAGCAAGTAATGAATTAGGTTTAGACCCAGCGGTGTCTGTAGTAGTTGCAGCATTAGCAGGGCCAGCAGCTAGGGCTTTAGACAAATCCGACAATGCTTATGGCATCGGTTCTAGTGAGAAGTGAGTCCTGCAGAATGGGCTGGCTTTGCCGCAGGCATCGCCGCCGTATTGGTCGCTTTCTTTGGGGGTCTTCGCTATCTTATTAAAGGCTGGCTTTGGACATTAACACCTAACGCTGGATCATCACTTGCAGATCGTTTAGCAAGAATTGAAACACGCCAAGAGGAAATAATGCGCATTCTCTTAGACAGGAAGTAGCCTTTACTTATGGCAACTAAACGCAAAGCAAAGAAGAAGCCTATGCGTAGGCGCAGGACTACTAAAGAGCCTGTACTTACAAAGTTAGATTTCTGGGCTATAGCAGCTAATGAGGTTTATATGGCTTGCCGTAAGTCTGGAATGGATGAGGGCACAGCTCTAGCCTTTGCGATGGATAGGTCAAGTTATCCAGACTGGATCGTAGATACAAAAGATCCTATTAAGAATCCACTTGACGATTTCGATGAGGATGAAGATTAAGCGTTGGCTAGTAGTCTCAGACTTGCAAGTCCCATACCAACTGGACTCTGCAATTATCAATATGAAGAAGATGGTGAAGCGTGAAAAGTTTGATGCTGTATTGGTGGTCGGCGATGAAATGGATTTCCAGACAATTAGCCGTTTCAGCGATGGGACACCTTTGGCTTATGAGCAGACCATTCACGATGATCGTGAGCTATGCAAAGAAATCCTGTGGGACTTGGGAGAGTACAGCCGTGAAATGCATATTGTCAGGTCTAATCATAGCGATCGCTTATATAACACTTTACTAAAAGTCCCTGGCTTAATCAGCTTGCCAGAGCTGCAATACCCTAAATTTATGGGTTATGCCGAAATGGGTATGACCTATCATAAGACAGCCTATGAGTTCCATCCTGGCTGGGTGTTGGCTCACGGAGACGAAGGCAGTATGAGCCAGCACGCTGGAATTACAGCCCTTAACTTAGCCAAAAAATGGGGCAAAAATTGCGTTGTTGGGCATAGCCACAGAATGGGCGCCAGCACCTTTACAGAAGCCATAGGAAGCCATTACAGGCCTATTACAGGCATAGAGAGTGGGAATCTATGCAATATGAAAAAAATGTCTTATATCCGCTATAACAGCGCAAATTGGCAGAATGGCTTTGCTATACTGGAAGCGTCTAAAAAGGGGTTAACACCTACGTTAGTCCCAGTCGACCCGAAGGATGGCTCATTTACAGCTTTAGGCAGACACTATGGGGCTTAACACAGAGTACGTCGAACGCACTATCGATGACCATATCGATGACTTCGACGATATTAACGTTATCTAATCGTTATACAAAAAACGCCCTAAATCATCCACAAAGTCACCCACAGGTGCAACACTATGCCTATGCCACAAAGTATGTGCGCATAGATTGGGCTACAAATGACTATGGAAATCGCAGTTTATTTATTTATAGGTTTAAGTATGGCGTATTGGCTGGTGCTAATGCGTATTGATGATATGAAGCAAACGCACTACTGGCGTGGCCGTAAAGATGGCTGGGATATGCACCGACGTATGATCCAAAACAAGGTTAAAACCGATGAGGTATTTGACTATGACAAAAACTGAGAAGCTACTAGCTGATGTTGTCGATATGGTGCATACAAGGGGAGCGGTCTATGGTCCAAATCACAGCGACTCGGTCATCGATGCACTTGCTTACATTTCGATATACCAGACAGTCCTTGAAGCAGAAGCCGACGTCAATTTTACCTGGGGGGATGACTAATGGCATTTAACTTACAAGATTATGAAACAGTCGAGAGCCGACTGGACAAATGGTGGAAGGATTATCCAGATGGAAGAATTACAACAAAGTTGGAAGAAGCCTCAACTTCCAGATTTATTGTCAGCGCACAATTATATAAAACAGAAGCCGATGCGCAGCCATATGCGACTGGCCTTGCTAGTGAAGTGGTTAGTGATCGGGGTGTCAATTCAACTTCTGCATTGGAGAATGCTGAGACTTCAGCGATCGGCAGAGCGCTTGCAAACGCAGGTTATGCAGCTAAGGGTAAGCGGGCTAGTCGAGAAGAAATGACAAAGGTTGCAACATATTCACCAGCAGGCAGTAGAGCCAGAGCTGTTGAAGATGTACTACGCCAGTCTTTTGCAGAAGATAAGAAAGAGCCAACAGTCTGGTCAGTTGGTGATGCAGTAGAAGCTATACCGCTGCCACCTAAACAACAAGAATGCAAACACGGAGCGATGATACTTAAAGAAGGCACAGCCAAGACAGGCCGTCCGTTTTTTGGTTATGTATGCAGCGCACCTAAAGATCAACAATGTGATGCTCGCTGGCACAAACTTACAGCTGCGGGATCGTGGTATTGGGATGGGGGTGAATAAATGGGCTATATCGAGATACTTCGAGGTGGACCTTACCTGGAGCGCATAGAGAACGACCAGGTAAAGTTTATGCCATCAACTGAGGTATGCGTAGCTTGTAATGATGACAGGCTAATACATTCAGGTAATTTCTTAGTTTGTACTCAGTGCCACTGTAGGCAATAAGGATATTACCACAATGTACCCACAGTTCAAATGTAATGGTTGTCAACGCAACACAGAATTTCTGTGGCTTGAGCAATTAGATACGCCAGAGGGCTTTAAGGCTTATCAATGTATGGATTGTGGCTGCGTTGGAATTAAGAACGTAGTCGAGGCTTTGCATATACCAGATTCAGATATATCAAGGTGTGATAAGTGTGGTAGTTGGAAGTTTGCAGACGTGGTCTGCCACACTTGTCAGTTGATTGGAGCCAAGTAATGCCAACCTATGAATATAACTGTAATGAATGCGGCACTTATGGATCACTGCATAAATCATACGATGATGACAGCACGCCTATGAGCTGCCCTAAATGTAATTTACAAATGTCAAGAATTTATAGTGCA